CAGCATTGCAACAAGAAAAATGTATTCCAATAACAACCCGGCTACGTTTCAAATGAAGCAGAGGAACGGAGATGAACTATGGGGAGGGATCACATTCCCACTGATTGAGGAGTAATATATGCCATACGAGTATCAAGTAGAAATTGGCGGAATAATGTACGGAATGGATAGCATTAAAAGCGCAAATATAAAGCAGCCGTTATTCGAGTATTTTGGAGCGGGGAATGCAATGCCTGCTGAGTTCCACATTACATTTATTCCTAAAGAGGAACCTCCCAGAATGGCAAAAATTGTACCATTCTGTAGAGAAGAAGGAGAAAAAGATTGGCATAAGCTAGGTATATTTTTTGTTGATGTAAGGAGTGAAGATAGACAGTGGAAAAATCTCATTGCCTATGACTCCATGCTGAAAACCGAACAAACTTACTTGATTAGTGAAGATGTGGGTGAATGGCCAAGGGGGATGAAAGCGCTTGTTGCGGATATAGCAAGCCGTATAGATGTAGAAGTTGATAGTAGAACAGTTATCAATGAAAGTTATGTGGTTGAATATCCAAACGATTATACAATGCGAGAAATTTTATGCCATATAGCAGCGGCCCATGCAGGGAATTGGATTATTACGGCGGACGGGAAATTGTTGCTGGTTCCGCTTTTTACTGCAATGCCTCCAGAGACATATTACTTAATAGAAGACAGCGGAAGTGCCATAGTGTTTGGAGAGGATAGAATTGTGGTATGAATAACAAGTATTATGTAGGCCAAAAAGCATCTTCTTTTTTAAAATATGAAAAAACTCCTCCAGTTAGTAAAATCCGGCTGTTTTGGGATGATGAAAATGCATTCGAAGCTGGAGATGATACAGGATACACAATAGAATTGTTTTGCCCATCAGCTACGCAGAAGATGGCAGATAATATTTTGAATGCAGCAAAAGGATTTGTGTATCAAGGATTTTCGGCCCCTGGCTCAAGCCTAGTTCCAGAAGCGGAACTGGGGGATGGAGTAACGGTTGACGGTTTTTACGGAATGATAGCAAATCGGGATATAGAATTTGGCCCAGGGAATTTATCCGACATCTCTGCTCCAGGGGAAAAGGAAATTAACCATGAATATCCTTATTTGAGCTCAGAAAGTAGAGAGCTAAAACGAAAAGTTACACTAGGGACTTCTTACTATGGCACTAAAATTACTCGAAAAAACGGATTAGAAATTACCAAAACAGATAATAGCGGTGCAGAGAAAAGCCGGGTTATTTTAAACAGCGATATTTTGGCCTTTTATAATGACGATGGACAGGCAGCACTCTATTTTGATGCGGCCAGTGGAAGATACATTTTTCGCGGGGACATCAACATGCAAGGGGGATCTATTTATTGGGGAGATTCCTTCCCTTACAAGTCCCAGTTTTCAACATCTCCGGATGGACCATGGCATGATAAGCAGCAAGAAGGAGATAAATACAGACGAGATACATATGATGGGGGAAAAACTTGGGAAGAGCCTTACCAATTTGTCGGAACAGACGGACGAGACGGTATAGACGGTTCGGATGCAAGTGTTACATTCAACAATGTACTTCGAGCATTACAAAGAGCAGAGGCGACACAAACAACATTTATTACAGCGGATGAGCTAGGGGCTCCCACCATTTATGGTGCCAAAATTTATGGTGCAGAGATATATGCTGGCGGTGTAGATGATATGGGTGGACAAATTATTGGGCTCTTGGACACTGGGATGGTGGTATGGAACGGAGATGGAGAACGAGTATTAACTATTTCTGGAAATGCAGATACTGCGAGCCTTGTCACGGGCTATAACATATTACGCTTTAACTGTCCGTATATGTCGGTAGAAGCCACATCATCAGTTTCCTTTCATGGACGATTAGTTTCTTTTGATGACGTAAATGAGGTTTCAGGACTTTATCTGAGGTTTTCTTAATGCTTCCTAAAATATATTCAGCGTTTCTCAACTTGACAAATGCATGTAACTTGGCGTGTCGCTATTGTTTTGTGGAACAGCATCCAGATATGATTTCCCTTCAGGTAGCGAAAGATGCAGCGGATTTTTTGGCCGCCAACGCGGGAGACGGGGTTCCGTCTATCAACTTTTTCGGCGGGGAACCACTACTGATGTGGGACGCTATTATAGTCCCGCTGACCGAGTATGTCCGGGATCGGTATCCAGCATATAACCTTTCTATGACAAGCAATGGAACTCTGCTGAACCAGGAGCGGGCGGAGTATATGAGGAAGAAAGGAATAGGGCTCTTGCTTTCCATGGACGGAGACAGACGGACTCAGGAGCGCAATCGACCGCTTCAGGATGGCGGCTCCAGTTTCGACATTCTGGGGAAAAAGCTTCCTT